TTTGGCGCAGACCCAACTGGTGCAACGGATAGCAAAGCAGCTATTCAAGCAGCATTTAATGCAGTTGCTCAAGGTCAGGGAATTGACTTTGGCAACGGCAATACGTATTTGCTTTCTGGGACTGTTACCCTTAACAATAAAACAAATGTTAGCTTGTTTGGGTCATCAACATTGCAAATGACAAGCAATTGGATTGTGTCGGGGCAACCAACACAAAACCCGATGCCGCCCAACAATCGAATTATTGAAATTCAATCGTGTAACGGTGTTGTTGTCAATGGGTTAACGCTTGACGGGAACATGACAAATACACCTACTCATGTTTATAACGGTTATGGTATAGATGCAGCATCTTCTTTTGATGTTCATTATCAAAACCTAATTGTTAAAAATCTTGGCGGTGAAGCGTTAATGGGCGAAGGAACAGATGGTCTTTGGATTGAAAACTGCAAAACTATAAATGTTAATCATGGCGTAAATGTTTTTGGAAGTTGCACACAAGTTTACATATTAAATAATTATATTGAACATAACAGTTTTGCAATTTTTGGCGAAGGGGTTGTAGGGTGTGTTGTTGACGGAAACATTTGTATTCAGACTGCTGTTTACAATACTGAACCACTTGGCGGTATAGTTTTTAAAAATACCGCTGGCCTTGGTAGCGTTGATGAAATTGTAATTTCCAATAATTTTGTCATAACTAACAATCTAGACAATTCTCACAATATATGGCTTAACGCTGGTTCTGGCGGAAGCACATATTTTGGCAATGTTTTAATTACCAACAATGAGTTGCAAAGCGCATATTTATGGGGTGTTTATGCAGAAGGCACAACAGGATTAATAACTGTTACTGGAAATCAAATTCTTAATTCTGGTCGAGCTAATGCATATCAAGGTAGCGGCGGCATTGCTAATGTGATTACTGCAACAGGCAATTATATTTCTACTTTATCAGCAAGCAATAATGCTATTGGTTTGTATAATGTTGGAGTTGCTTCAAATAACTTTCTTGTAAATTTTAATAATGAAAAATATATAAATGACAGAACTGTTCAAAATGTAGCACAACTTACAGGGAATTACCCTTGGAATACTAGCGTTTGTTTTAATACTTATAGTCAAAACAATCCAAATGTTACAGGAAAATCTACTGTTGTTACTCGCAACGATGACGCCGGAGTAATTGATGGATTTGCAAATGGTGTTGATGGTCAAATCGTTACTTTAATTCCTACAAAAACATATACCGTCAAAAACAATAGTTCATCTGCAACACAAAAAATTTATACTTTGTCGGGGTCTGATTTAACTTTGACCGCATGGACTTCTGCACAGTTTTATTTCAATGCAACTGTTTGGCAGCAAATTAAATAGTTTATTTTGACATTGGCATTTTTTAAAGCAAAAATGGCTAAATGGTGGGTAAGTGTAATTCTATTGTTTCTAGCCGCTTCAACTAACTTTGAGTGCATTAGATGGACATGGTATTGGAAAGATGAACACCTAGTAGTCAAATGCCTTGAGTGGAGAAAAAGATGATTGACCCAGTAACCATCGGCCTAGCCCTGACGGGCATACAGAAAGCGGTATCGCTTGTTAAGCAAGCTGCTAAGACCGCTGAAGATGTGCAGTCTCTTGGCCCTGCTTTGGGCAAATTGTTTTCGTCAGCCAATACTTGCGAAAAGGCAGTTGCAGAGGCCAAGGCATCCGGCAACGCATCAAACATGGAAATTGCCATGCAGATTGAGTTGGAGTTGGATAAGGTTCGGGAAATTAAAGCCCACTACCAACTTGAGTTCATGAAGGTTGGCAAGGTTGATGTTTGGAACAAGATTCTTGAACGGGCTGGCAAGATGGATCAGGCCGACAAGTTTGCCGAGCAAGCAGCCAAAGACCGAGCAGTCGCCAAGAAGAAGGAGCAAGAAGAATTCTTTATTGCTGGTCTGATTGTGGTGCTGGTTGTTGTCTTTGGTTACGTTGGCTATTTGTTTGTGCAGGAATCAATTGACTATGCTAAAAAGAATAGCCATTCTGTTCGCAAGCACTCTTAGTTTGTTTGGTTGCGATGACCGAACAAGATACCAGTGTCAAATCCCAAGCCAATTTACGGCTGCGAAATGCCAAAGGCCAGTTTGTGAGTTCGCACAAAATTGCCCCGAGTATTTGGTCGCTCCTATTCTCCAGAAAAACCTCCCAAATGCGCCTGACACCAGAGGAAATTAAAATCCGAATGTGGGCCTTTGTGGTCTTTTCGGTGGTCTTTGTGTTTGTGTGCATCACATTCATGATGCTCTATTCCCTGACCTTTGTTGAGCAGCCAATGAAGGCAATGGCTCCTATTGACCAGGCTTATACAAAGATGCTTAATGACATAGTGCTATTGATTGTTGGCGCTATTGGTGGCATTGCTTCTGAAAAGGGTTTGGGCATGGTCAGCACAGTTATTGCTAAGAATCATGAGGAGCAGCCAAAATGATGATACCGTGGAAGCTAATTGCTATATTGGTAAGCTGGTTGGTTATTGCTGTGGCTGTTTATGAGCATGAGCAATCAGAATTTGACAAAGAACGTGCAATAGCACAGGCTGCACTAGAGGCGGCTAACCAGAAAGCAAAGGAAATATCTAATGACCGAGATCAACGAATTGCCTCGATTTCTAGCGATTTGGCCTCTACGCAAGCCAAGGCTGACCAAGCTGCTAAAACGCTTCGGAATAATCTTGCCTCTGGTGCTGTGCGGCTGTCAATCCCAGTTGCCAGTTGTAGCTCAGTGTCCGACGATTCCTCCTCTCCCAGCGGGAATACAGAAGCAAGAGCCGACCTTGACGCAGGAGTTAGTGAAGCTCTTGTCTCCATCACAGAAAGAGGCGACCAAGCAATCAACCAATTGAACGCTTGTATCTCAGCATATAACTCACTATTGGAAATTAAATGAACATCGAACAACTACGCCAGCTTGACATTCCTGAAGAATGGTTTGAACCCTTCCAAGAAACTTTCGCTCGATTTGAGATCAATACAGCTTTGCGTAAAGCTGCTTTCATTGGTCAATGTGGGCATGAATCAGGTGGCTTTCGTGTTTTAGAAGAAAACCTTAACTACAAACCTGAAGCTCTCATGCGTGTATGGCCTAGCCGTTTTGATGCTGAGAATGTTGATGAATACGCTCACAAACCTGAAAAGATTGCCAACAAGGTCTATGCTGGTCGCATGGGCAACGGCAATGAAGAATCAGGCGAAGGCTGGAAGTATCATGGTCGTGGCCTTATCCAATTGACAGGCAAGGACAATTACACTTTGTGTGGTGACAGCCTTCAAGCCGATCTATTGCATCATCCTGAATTGCTTGTTGGTCAGCAATACGCTGCTTTGTCTGCTGGCTGGTTTTGGCGTAAACACGGTTTAAACGAGCTTGCAGATACAAAACAATACGAAACAATGACTAAGCGCATTAACGGCGGTCTATTGGGCCAAGATGACCGTTTAAAGCGCATTAACCATGCTTTAGAAGTGTTGAGCGAATAATCTCTCAATCGTTACGTTAAGGGCATCCAGCTCGTTCATTTTGCGGATTGCCCAAGCTCTCTTTTGACCATGCCACCCCATCATTGACCCTCGGTGGCAGTCTGGACACAAAGCAACGCAGGTATATTGAAGCCCTTGCTCTATGTGATGGGCTTCACTTGGCCCTGGCAAGTCACACACTGAGCAAGGTTGCTCCTTGACCATTGCTAGATAGGCTCGTTGCGCTTTGTTTAACTTGTTGTTCATTGGTCTTTTTTAGTTTCGCAGTTACATCTACAACGCCAGAAATGGTGTAAGCCCTTCCAGCAATCTTGTCTATCAAGTCAGGGTCGTCATTGTTAATAGTGACCTTGAGCTTTACTGTGACTGTTTTTAGGCTAGTTCCCATTCTCGTTCCTCTCGATTTGATTTTGATTTAACTGTTTTACCTGTAAGACGCACTAAACCTAGTTGCATCATCTCTTTAAGACGCCTAGCGACTTGGTTAGGGTCAAGTGTAGAACGATCTGCTATACCGTCTTTTCCTTGCGGGCCATTAAGCACAAGAACTGCGAGGATTTGGTCGTAGTGTTTGGCTTTGAAATCCACTTTGTCTGCTGCTTGTTTGCTCGTAATGGGGTCGTTTTTGCGGAACATTTCAACTCCTAATTGATATGTAAAACACAGGGTGCATTACTTAAAATGTAATCTTTGGTTTTTTTAATCATTCGCTCGTATTCAGACCGAGCTATGCTGGTTCTTTGTAGATCGTGATATTCATACAAATCTCTGACTGCTTGCAGGCCAGCGCCAGTTAAGCCCATCTTTTTAGTTTTTTCATACCTTAAAGCGGCTAGATGTAACTCAGCCTGGACAAGATCGCAGGTTTCAATCACTTCAGGGCCAATGCCGTTTTTAGCCATTGTTTCTGCTAGATTGAGCATCTCAGTAAGATCACGCCATTCTTCTACACCTGCAAGCCCTTTGCTCATTGCATCTATGGCTGCAAGCTCCCTAATGCGTAGCGAATCAAGGCTTTCCTTGTCGGTTATCTTGGCTCCTGCAATGGCGAACTCAATTGGATTGACCAATTGGTAGACTTTGCGTCTGGTTTGCTTTCTCATCCTTGCACTTCTTTCAGCTTCTCAAGATAGTGATGTGCTTTGGCTGCATCGTCTGTGCCTTCTTTGTGGCCTTGACGCATGGAATACTTGATTACATTTCCTTTCAAAAATCCGATAAATTCTTCTTGCGTTAAGGTTGCTTCCATTACTGCCCAAGGTTGAATCTCCATGTTTTTGTAATGTGTGCCACCGATTTGATAACTATCTGCTTTCATGTAACCAACTTTCTAATCTTGGGGTTGCTAACTTGTTTTTTCTAGCTCTGTAATTTGCTGCTCGTTCGGCTGGTGAGAGTTTGTGACGTTTAGCATCAGGTTTGCATCCAATCATAAAAATCGGTTTGCAGTCTCTACCTAAGCGATCTTGCTCCCAATCAGCAATAAACACAGCTTTTTTACTGTGTAACTGTCTGGTGTAGATATAAACCGTTTGCTTATGTAACCCTGATTCTTCGGCAAGCTCATCTGCTGTGCGTGTACCGTCTAACAACAACTTAACAAGGTGTGCAAAAGACATGGCATTGACTTTCACTACCAATTGTTATCTCCAAAATTCATACAAAACAAAATAAAACCCTATCCAGAATAGTGCTGCCCAAAAGATGCAAATTAGTGTTTTCAAAACGGTGCATCCTCATGGTTGTTTGGGTTAAATTTAGGCTCACCAGGTTTGCTTGGCGGTAATTTGGTTGGGAAGGGCCAGTTACTCATCATCATCCTCTAGCTCTGGATAGTCAGGGTCTTGCGGGTTAGGGTGGCGAATAAGCTGGTTGTAATAGCGCTTTTCAGCAGCTACCTCTTGGCGCAGTTCTTCTATGTCAAAGTCGTAGTCGTCAGTCATGCTTCACCTCTTGCTCGGATGTCTCGTGCTATAGATACGCCGTAAAAATCATGCTCGTCTGCCACCTTTGCACACGCCTCACGCTCATGCTGTGCTACCAGTTTGGCAAACTTTACGGGGTCTAATTCGCCAGCAACATAGTCACCATTGTTTTCAATAATCAAGGCTTGGTCATATAGTTTTGCAATTTGTTCGTCAGTCATACAAGTGCTACCGCTAAAAACCAAGCCAACAGACAAGCAATGACCACAGCCAATGCGTAATCCAAGAATGTTTCAAAATGGGAGTTCATTGCTGTTCCTTTCGTTGAACTGGGGTTGCGAGGAGCCATTTGTCACCAAGGTGTCGAACAGAAGCGACCCAAGACCGAATGTTGTGTCTGACAATATGACGTTCGATATACGGTCTATCAAAGTGTCCTCGAACCCTTTTGAGTAAAGAAGTTGGCATAGTTGGTCTAGCTCCATTTGCTTAGTTGATATGTCTTGCATGGTTGTTCCTAAAAAGCCCGAAGGCTTATTCGTAGGAGAGTTGTTGAAACTCAAAACTGTCTGCAAACTCAGGAGCGGCAGACTTGCGAATCTCAACAGATACGCAACCAAAACCGTAACGTTCTGCCAAATACTCTTTGGCGGCGGAAGTGTTGGCAACAACTGTGATTGTTGTTGAGGAGAAATCGGAAGGAAAGAAAGTGAAATCGGTCATAAGACCTCCTAAAAGACCGCTTGCGTTTTGCTACGGCATGGATGTTATTGTAGAGCAAAATAGACAGGTTTCAACAATTATTTAAAAAATTTTGTAGGGACAAACCCTAATCTTTTACGTCTAGTTTGATGCTACACTCAGCGGATGACCAAAGAAGAAGCAATCAAATTAGCAGGTAGCCAAGCCAAGTTAGCCAAGCTCTTAGGCGTGACCAGGGGCGCTATCTACCATTGGAAAGACATCCCTGCTTTGAGAATTTATCAATTAAAAGAATTGAAACCTGATTGGTTTAAGCTATAATTTTTACAAACACGGCTAGGGTAGCTCCCGAAAAGACGATTCGTTACCGTCCTGCCGATATTGTTTTCAGTAACGACAACCGATAAC